TAAGGACCTCCGAAAAATACTACTTGACATGGGTTTAAAAAATTGTTATAATATATGATAAAATATAATTGGGAAAAGATAAATAGTGAGACCAATGGAGATTCTACTTCAATACTTACTATAGTTCATTTATTAACGTACAGAAGAATTCCTGCCAGTAGGAAAGATAAAACATACAAGTACTTTGGAAAGAGTTTTGTAGGGGATAGCTTTCTCGTCAATCCAAGGCAACTATTAGCAGAAAGGAATAAGTATAGTAATAAAGAAGCAGCAGAGTATATTGCTGTGGCTTCATACCGAAACTATTTTAATTACCAACAAACAGGGCAGACAACACTAGAGTTAATACATCTACCTGTTACGACAACGATAGTAAATCGCAACAGATTGCTTCGAATAGATAATGGTCTAGTACACTTTCTATTTGAAGATAACGCTAAATGGAGAACATAATGGCACTAAAATTCGGAGAAGCACAGGGGAGTGCAAAAAAATCCTCAATCGACCAGTACACTTACAAAGAAGGAGACAATGTCTTCAGACTAGTAGGAGACATACTCCCGAGGTATGTTTACTGGATTAAGGGAGAAAATGGCAAGAATATTCCTATGGAATGTCTAGCTTTCGACCGTAACACAGAAACATTTAATAACAAGGAAAAAGATTTCGTAAGAGAGTTCTTTCCTGAGTTGAAATGTGGGTGGGCATACGCTATTCAAGCAATTGACCCAGCAGATGGCAAGGTTAAAGTTGTCAATCTAAAGAAAAAACTAATGGAACAAATCATGGTAGCCGCAGAAGATTTAGGCGACCCGACTGACCCTGAGACTGGGTGGGACGTTTGTTTTCAAAGAGTTAAGACTGGACCAATGGCATTTAATGTCGAGTACAGACTACAGGCACTTAAGTGCAAACCTAGGCCTCTAACAGAAGCTGAGCAAACAGCTTGTACTGACCTTCGTTCTATGGACGACGTTCTTGCAAGACCTACTGCAGATGCACAGTTAGAGCTTTTACAAAGAGTAACACAACCATCTGGAGCGGAAGCACCATCTGATGTGGACTCAGAATTCAGTATTAGTTAAGGAGTAGAGTATGAATTATAAAACTATTGGAGATTATTTCCCAGACTTTCATGCCCAAGGCGTAGATATTGATAACGAGATTATTGATGTTGATGTACTGCAAGAAGATATGTGGACTGTAGTTTATTTTTATCCAAAAGACTTTACATTCATTTGCCCAACAGAAATTTCAGATATGGACAGACTTGGAGTTGATGCCGATGTAATCGGCTTCAGCCCTGACAATGAGTATTGTAAAGTAGCTTGGAAAGAAAGCAATCCACTAATAAAGGATATTAAGCATATTTTATGTGCTGATGCAGGCGGAGAGCTTGCTAAAGAATTAGGTGTTTATGACTACATTAATAGAGTTCCTTTTAGAGCTACATTTATCGTAGACCCAGACCACGTAATTCAACACGTATCAGTTAACGCACTAGATACAGGCAGAAATGCAGAAGAAATATTAAGAACACTTAATGCCTTACAGGCTGGTGGACTTACAGGTTGCGCATGGCAGCCAGGAGATGACTTCGTAGCGTGATATTATTTACAGCAGACTGGCATATTAAGCTAGGTCAAAAAAACGTACCAATGGCATGGGCATGTTCTAGATACAAGTTATTTTTCGAAGCTATTCATACGCTAGAAAGTAATGAAGATATCAGTATGCACATTATAGGTGGTGACTTATTTGATAGAGTTCCTTCTATGGACGAGCTTACACTTTACTTTGATTTTGTAAAAGATGTAACTATACCTACTATTATTTATGATGGTAACCATGAAGCTACTAAAAAGAATAAGACCTTCTTTAGTAACCTAAAGAGAGCTACGACTGATGTAAATCCTTTAGTTGAGATTATTGATGAGACTACTGAATTTGATTTCGGGACAATTCTGCCTTACGCAGATTTGCACAAGAAAGGTTCAATAGAAAAATGTAATCCCAGCAAACCTTTGTTCACACATGTAAGGGGAGAAATCCCACCTCATGTAACGCCAGAGGTAGACTTGGAAAGATTCAATGACTTTCCTGTAGTATACGCGGGAGACCTACACAGTCACTCCAATACGCAGAGAAACATTATCTATCCAGGCAGTCCCATGACTACATCTTTTCACCGAGATGTAGTTAAAACGGGCTATATTCTAATTGAACCTAGCTTTCCTGAAGTTTGGACATGGCATGAATTTGATTTACCACAACTACTAAGAAAAACAGTAAGTAGTGAAGTTGAAATGATTGCAACAGATTTTCAC